GGCAGGTTCTCAGGTGGTGATAAGGTCAACCTCCAGAACCTACCCAGCCGTGGCAACACCACGATCAGGCGCGCACTCAAGGCACCGAAGGGGTACGAGATCATTGCCTGTGACTCCAGCCAGATTGAAGCGCGCACTGTTGCGTGGCTCGCTGGACAGGACGATCTGGTGCAGGCGTTCCGCGAGGGGCGCGATGTCTACTCCGAGTTTGCCACTGAGGTGTACGGTAGGACCATAACTAAGGGTGACTACACTGAGAGGTTTGTGGGTAAGACCTGCATCCTCGGACTTGGCTACGGTATGGGCGCTGAAAAGTTCCGGCGTACTCTGGCGCTGGCGAAGATCGAGATCGACCAGTACGAAGCCGAGCGCATCGTGCGGCTGTACCGCCAGAAGTATTTCAAGATCGTCCAACTCTGGCAGGTATGTGGTCAGGCGTTGACCAACATGGTGCAGGGTCGCGCCGGTACGATCAACAGCAAGATCAGCTATGATAACACCGGCATCCTGCTACCCAACAAGCTCAAAGTTACCTATCCGGCACTGCGCCAGAGCGGCAGCGGGTTCGAGTACATCAACGACGCACGTACCTTCCGCAAGTACCTGAAGGACCGGGTGCTGGGTCTGCCGTGTGACGATCTATCGTGGACGAAAATCTACGGGGGGAAGGTTGTCGAGAACCTCGTGCAGGCACTGGCTGGTATCATCGTGCGTGGACAGATGGTAGCAATGGGTCTGGCCGGATACTTCGTGGCTTTCCAAGTCCACGACGAGAACGTCGCTGTGGTACCCGTGGAGGGTGCCGAGGCAGCCGAGGCCCACATCATTCAGCTTATGTCGGTGGCCCCGGCGTGGGCACCCGATCTACCCGTTGCCTGCGAGGCAGGTCGCGCTACCAACTACGGAGATTGCTAGTGACCATCAAACTCGCGCACTCATACTCAGCGCTGAAGCAGTTCGAGAACTGCCCGCAGCGGTACTACCGTCAGCGCATCCTGAAAGATATCAAGGACGAAGGTGGCGAGGCGAGCAAGCACGGCGAGCGCATCCACGAGATGCTGGAACGCAGGCTCAGGGACAACGCAGACCTGCCGCAGGAGGCAGCCCGCTACGAACCGCTGTGCAAGGGCGTCGAGAAGATGGCCCGAGGTGGTGAGTTGTTCGTCGAAAAGGAGATGGTACTCACTGCTAACCACGAGCCGACAGGTTGGTGGGACTCTGACGCATGGCTCAGGTCTAAGCTCGACGTGCTGGTGATCAAGGGTGCCGACGCCATCGTCATGGATTGGAAGACCGGCAAGCGTAAGCCAGACTTCTTTCAGATGGAAATCTTTGCAGGTCAGGTGTTCAAACACTTCCCCAACATCCAACGGGTGAAGACGGTTCTGGTCTGGCTCAAGGATATGAAGCTGGACGAGGAGACCTACACGCGGATCGACATGATGGGTATCTGGGGTGGCATCACCTCGGCCACGAGCCGCATCGAGCAGGCACTGCACCATGATAACTGGCCCGCCCGTCCGAGCGGTCTCTGCGGTTGGTGCCCCGCGCAATCCACATGTAAGTGGGCGCGCCGCTAATATGGTACTTGACATAGGTGTATCGTATGGTAGGAGGTGCGTATGGGAGCAGCCACCCCGGAAGGGAAGGTCAAGAAGCGGCTCACTGAGATGCTTCGCACCCACAAGATTTGGTATTTCTTCCCCGGAAACAATGGGTTCGGGAAGTCTGGACTACCTGACATCATCGCCATCGTGAAGGGGCGGTTCGTCGGGATCGAAGTGAAAGCTGACAGGACCAAGAAGCCCACCGCTCTCCAGTGGAAGACTGGACGTGAGATCAAGGAGGCAGGCGGTGATTGGTTCCTTGTCTATGATGACGACACCATCAAGATTGTAGAGGAATACATCTGTGCTCGTAGTAGAAAAGGCCAAAACCCTCGCGCTGAAGCTGGACAATCCTAACCGGGTGCTGGATGTTATCCCCACGGCGAAGACTATCAACGTCCGTGGCCACGATCTGGTGATCGCACCGCACCGGCTCAATGAGGTCCGTGTCCTCAACAACATGGGGATCAAGGCTCCCTCTCCGATCATGCACTACTACGATTGGCCGGGTCGGTTCACACCGTTCGACCACCAGAAGGAAACCGCTGCGTTCCTCACACTCAACAACCGTGGACTTGTCCTCAACGACATCGGTACCGGCAAGACACAGAGCGCACTGTGGGCAGCGGACTACCTGATCAAGACCAAGCAGGTGAAGAAGGTGCTGATCCTGTCCCCGCTGTCTACACTGGAACGTGTCTGGGGTGACGCCGTATTCCTCGGGTTCCCGAACCGCCGGTTCGTGGTGATGCACGGCACAGCAGAGCGTAGGCGCAGGCTGCTGAAGGAGGACGCTGACTTCTACATTATCAACCATGACGGGTTCTCAATCATCGCTGATGATGTCCATGGTATGTTTGATCTGGTGATCGTCGATGAGGCTGCGGTCCTACGCAACCCGAGTACGCAGCGGTTCAAATACTTTCGCAAGTGGGTCGGCAAGAACCCAGAAACACGTCTGTGGTTGATGACCGGAACGCCGACGCCCAACGACCCGACCGATGCGTGGGCACTGGCCAAGCTGGTAGACAGTCCGAACTGCACCCAGACATACACAGCATTCCGGGATCAGGTGATGACCAAGATCGGGCAGTGGAAGTTTGTCCCTCGCCCCGACTCGATGGAGACAGTGAGCCACATCCTGCAACCGTCCATCCGCTACACCCGTGATGAGTGCTTCGACCTACCTGAGACAATCATCCAGACACGTCAGGTGGACCTGACCCCGGAGCAGGCCAAGTACTATAAGACCATGCTCAAGGAACTGGTCGTCGATGTTGCCAAGGGTACGATCAGCGCCGTCAACGAGGCGGTCAAGGTGCAGAAGCTCATACAGATTGCTTGCGGTGTGGCCTACGGTGACGATGGGCAGAACATCGAACTGGACGCCAGCCCGCGAGTGAAGCTGGTGAAGGAACTGATCGAGGAGGTAGGTGAGAAGGTCATCGTGTTCGTGCCGCTGACAGGTACACTGCACATGCTGGAGCGGGAACTATCCAAGCACTGGTCTGTCGGTGTGGTGAACGGGCAGGTCTCATCATCCAAGCGGGACGTGATCTTCAAGGACTTCCAAGACAGCAGAGACCCGCATGTTCTGATCGCCCACCCCGGCACCATGGCACACGGGCTTACGCTGACGACGGCATCGACCATCATCTGGTACGGACCGGTTAACAGCAACGAGACTTATGTACAGGCGAATGGCCGCATCGAGCGGATCGGGAAAAACAAAACGTCCAACCTGATCCACATCGAAGCCACAGCGCTTGAGCATAAGATGTACGACCGACTCAGGAACAAGCAGAGCCTGCAAGGGCTGCTGTTAGACCTGATCCAAGAACAAACGAGGAGGTAACGATGACTGTAACGGTGGACAGCGCCATCGGCGCATACATGGTCCTGCGCCGTAGGAAGGAGCAGGTCGAGGCGTCGGTCAAGGAGGAGGTCTCCGGGATCAAAGCCAAGATGGAGAAGCTCGAAGCGTGGATCAAACAGCAGGCTGACGCACAGGGCGTAAGCTCGTTCAAGACCAAGCACGGCACTGCGTTCCTCACTACCACCGACTATGCGAACGTGGCAGACTGGGATGCTGTGCTGACCTACATCCGGGACAACGATGCCTACGATATGCTTGAGAAGCGCATCAGCAAGACCGCTGTGCGCGGGTACATCGAGGAGAACAAGTCTGTCCCTCCGGGTGTGAACTACGGCACCAAGCTGGAGATCAACATCCGCAAACCCACCACCAAGGCAGAGGAGTAACGACATGCGGAAGTGGTTGAAGCGGTGGCTGCAAAAGCCACCGAAGAACGAACCCCGAGAGGAACAACTGGAACTTCCGTTCGATCCTCCGCTACCCAGACTCAAAGAGATCAAGACCAATCCTCCGTACTAACCGCTCATCTCAGGAGAATTTATGAGCACCTCACTTATCCCCGCTAACATCCAAGTCCCTGCTCACATCGCCGCCCGCATGGGCGCACAGTCCTCGCTGGCCGCGTCCATCGCTTCAGGTCTGGCCGCTGGTGGTGAGTCCTACCCGCGCATCAGCATCAAGGGTTCACGCTTCCGCATCGTGGAAGGCAAGACCGAGACGGTCCTTGATCAGGTCAAGCTCAACGTCGTGATCGTCGGCGCTAACCCGCGCCTGTCGAAGACCTACTACGCCAAGCAGTGGGACCCGAACGATGAACCCACTGGTCTGGACTGCTTCTCGCTCGACGGCATCGGTCCTGATGCGTCTGTGCAGAACGCTGAGAACGATCTGTGTGCGTCGTGCCCGAAGAACGCTTGGGGTTCCAAGATCAGCGGCAACGGCCAGCAGATCAAGGCTTGCTCGGATCAGAAGCGCCTCGCTATCGTGGCTGCCGAAGACCCCGAGGGTCCGGTCTACCTGCTTCAGGTCACGCCTGCTGCACTCAAGGGTCTGAACCAGTACCAGAAAGAACTCTCCGTTCGCGGTATCCCGCCCGAGGTGGTGAAGACCGTCCTGTCGTTCGACACCGACGCCTCGTTCCCGAAGCTGAAGTTCGGCTTCGGCGGGTTCCTCGACGCCCAAGAGCAGGACATTGTTGACCGCCTGTTCGGCAGCGATGAAGTCAAGGAGATCACGGGTGAGAAGGTGATCACTTCTCGGCCTGATGAGGCCGCAGCACCCAAGGCTGCGCCAGTTGCACCGAAGCCCGCTCCGGTTACGGTCGTGGAGGAAGCACCTGCCCCTGCGCCTGAAGTGACCGAGACCCCGAAGCGCGGCTTCGGTGCAGCCAAGGCTGCTGCGCCTGAAGTGACCGAGACCCCGAAGCGCGGCTTCGGTGCAGCCAAGGCTGCTGCTCCTGCGGCGGAAGCCCCGAAGGCTGCGCCAGTTGCACCGAAGCCCGCTCCGGTTACGGTCGTGGAGGACAGCAGCACCATGTCGCTGGCCGATGAGATCGCTGCCCTTGTTGGGGGGCTTGAAACCGATGACGCCTAAACCGCTCGACTTCACGAAAGTGGAGGCGCTGCGGAAGCACATGCTCCTGACAACTCGGGATATGGCCGAGTTGTTGGGGGTAAGCCGGATGACGTATTATGGTTGGACGCTGGGTAAGCCTATGCGTAAGACTAACCAGCTCTTCGTCAGAGGTATGCTGAAGCGCCTGCTCGCTGTGATGACGGACCACGGATGGCCCATGCCGGAGGTGATTGCCGCAGATCAGAAGCTCAGGAAGGAACGCCTCATAGAACTACTCAACCAAAGCTGATATGGTGGGGGTTTACACCCCCACCAACGCAGGGGCACCCATGGATACAGCGACATTTCTCAAGCGGGTTCTCCCCGACAGCGGGTACTACGCCAGCGCCAACCTCACTGATCAGGGGATGATGCACGGCTGGTTCTCGACGGTAGACGACCTCGCGCAATCGGTACAACGGATAAGCCAACGAGGTGGCAATGCGTACTACGCAGTGGCTGCCTTCCAAGAGAAGGGGAAGAGGAGTCAAGACAACGCACGGGTTCTGAAAACCCTGATGCTCGACATCGACTGTGGCGCGGACAAGCCGTACTCAGATTGGCGCGAGGGTCTGAAGGAGTTCAGCAAGTTTGCCAGTGCGCTGGCGCTACCCAAGCCGATGATCGTGTTCTCCGGCAACGGGCTGCATGTGTACTGGGTGCTCACCGAGGAGCTTGGTTCCGATCAGTGGAAGCCACTGGGGTTGGCACTGAAGGCAGCCTGTGCCGCTCATGGTCTTGAGATCGACCCGACAGTCCCAGCAGATAGCGCACGAGTGCTTCGGCCAGTGGACACGATCAACCCCAAGGGTGGTAACACCGTCCGTCTGTTGGTCGATGCGCAGCCGGTGGCTCCCGATGTGATGCGGGCGAAGCTGTCACAGTACATAATAGAACAAAACCGGGCCGTGACACGACACACATCCACAAGTCTGTTGTCACAAGCTCTCGCTGTCGAGCAGGAGTTTCCCGAGGCCAACGCAGACGTGGTCGCCACGAAGTGCCAGCAGATCACATGGGGTATCGAGAACCAGAAAGATGTCAGCGAGCCGTTCTGGTATGCCATGCTGGGTATCGCTGCCTACTGCTCCGACCCTGAAGCAGCAGCGGTCGCGTGGTCCGACAAGCACCCAGACTATGATCACACTCGTACAATCCGCAAGATGGAGCATTGGAAGCAGTCGGTCTCTGGTCCTGCCACCTGCAAGAAGTTCAAGGAGGAGCGGTCCAAGGGGTGCGTAGGCTGCAAGTTCGCTGACAAGATCACGACGCCGGTCCAGATCGGTGCGCAGCACAAGGCTGTGGAGATCACGGACACAGCACCCGACAAGATCGGTGCGGCGGTGCCGCTGCCACGTAGCTACAAGCGCACCAGTTCGGGGATCAAGCAGACCGTAGATGGCACTGACATCGACATCTGCCCGTTCGATATCTACCCGGTCGGGTATGGCAGGGACGAGGCTCTGGGGTACGAGACTGTCCGCTACCACTGGAACCGCAAACATGCCGGTTGGCAGGAGCTAACGCTGAGGCAGGCGTACCTGACCGATACACGCATAAGGGAGTTCGTCACCGCTGTTGCTGATCAGGGGATTGTCCTCAAGACAGCACGCCAAACAGAGATGTTCCAGTTTATGATGCGCTCATACATGGACAAGCTGCGCGAGATGCGCGCAATGACCAACCTCCACAACAGCATGGGGTGGAAGGAGAACTACACCCAGTTCGTCCACGGCAGTACCATCATTCGCCGTATGGACGACGGCTCAGTGAGCCGTGAGAGCGTAACTCTTGGTAGCACCAGCAGTCGTTTGGGCGGGGAACTGTTCTGCTCGGCGGGTAACGCTCAGGCCCTTACCGACTTCTCTGCGGTCCTGCAAAAGGGGAAGATGCTCGGCCATATCTTCGTTCTTGGGGTCAGTCTCGCTGCCCCCTTGCTGGCGTTCACGGGCCTCAACGGTGTAACGGTTTCGCTCTACGGACCTTCGGGTACGGGCAAAACGCTGGCGCAGTTGCTGGCTCAAGCGCTCTGGGGTGACCCGCAGAAGCTGCACTTCGCGGCCAAGTTCACACAGAACAGCCTCTACAACCGGCTCGGCCTGTACTCCAACATGCCGATGACCATCGACGAAGTGACGATTGCCAACGAGAAAGAAGTTGGAGAGTTCCTGTACATGGTGACGCAGGGCCGGGACAAGGCCCGCCTAACCCGCACTGCTGAGGAGCGCGAGACCAAGACGTGGTCATTGCCGCTGATCGTCTCGACCAACACACCGCTGTCTACCAAACTGGAGTTGATGGGCAGCGCTTCAGACGCGCAGAAAATGCGCCTGCTTGAACTGATGTTCGACACGCACCCCATATTCTCCGCTGGCACCAACGCTGGACGCAAGATGTTCCAACTGGTGACCGAGAACTACGGCCACATCGGACCCAAGTTCGTTGAGTACCTGCTGGCTATGGGACCAGCGGCGATTAAGGTGATGATCGAGGACGCAACGGCTTCATTCGGGCAGCGGTACAATGCGGACTTCAGCGGCGAGGAGCGCTTCTGGGAAACCACCATCGTGCTGGCTGATCTCGCTATGAAGATCGCGTGTGACGAGGGTTGGATCAAGGTTGATCGTAAGGAGAGTATCCGCTGGGTACTGGATCAGACCGGTTCCATCAGGCAGGGCATCCTCGCCAACAAGCTGGATAGCTACGACATCCTGTCCGAGTACCTCAACGAAAACGTCCGCGTTGCGCTTACTGTCATGCACACCATCGGGCAGCCGTCCGCACCGCTGGCACACCGTATGCCGCAGGGAGAAGTCAGGCTTCGCTATGACGTGATGCGCAAGGTGCCCAACGGTATCTTCGACCACGGCACGGTGACTATCGACAGAATACATCTGAAGCAGTGGCTCGCCATGCGGAATACGGATTACCGCCAGCTTGTGAAGGACTTCGAGCGCGACGGCATCTTGGTTCCGCTGAAGCACAGCAAGGCGTACCTCGGCAAGGGGACTGACATCAAGATGGGACAGAGCTACGCCATCGCCCTGAACCTCAAGCACCCGCGCTTGCAAGGTATCCTCGAAGAGGCAGACCAAGCGTTCGACGCGCAGGTGTTGGGTCAGATGAAGGTTATCTGATCAGCGGGCGGTGCCAGCAGTTTCAGCGATCTGCTTGGCCCGCCTCTCAGTCCCCGTGGTGAACGGGATACCACCGACAGTCTGCTTCTCGCGTTTCGCCTGTTCGCGCGGTGCCTTCACCAGATCGAGAACCGGCTGGACCTTGAACCCACGCTCGCGGCGAGCGGCCTGTAGCCCCTTCCACTCCAGCTTGAGCGCCGTCATGGCACCGTTGTCCTTGCTCTTGGATGCGTCAGTGTAGGCGCGCTTGATGTCCGACGCCCGCTCCTGATAGAACTTCTCGTCCTTGTAGAACTGGTCACGCGCAAACATGCGGTTGACCCGCGAGATGGGTGCCAGACCCAGCGTACCCCACAGAGCCTCGACCGCACCCATGTCGATGGGCTGCGTGAGAACGTCTCCGCTCATGGCTGTCTCACCCGTCACGGCTTCACGCAGGGACTTGGATGCGGCACCGATACCGCGAGGCATGAGCTTCTCCAGTGCCTTATAGTAGTTGCCGTCCGAGAGGAGGGCCATTGCGTCTGCTGCGTTTGCGCCGACACCGCCGATGGCGGGACCGGTCAGCGAGAGGATGTACTTGGCATAGGTATCTCGGTCCGAAGGTAGCTCTGCGTAGGGAGCGACCGAGAGCAGGTTGCCCTGACCAAGCGTACCGGAAACGTCTACACCGAACAGCGTCGGTACACCACGCAGCAACAGGTTTGCGAGCGTATCATCACCCACAGCCTGACGAATATCCCGCTCCAGATCGCCGCGTTCCTCGTCGTCACCAGACAGCATGTTGTAGACCAGCATGAAGACAGCGGCAGCAGGCGAGCCGATCAGACCACCAGCGATGGCAGCATGGCCGGAGAGGAACATAAGCGCACGGCGGGCGACACGGCGTTCTTCCGGCGACAGGCTCGGATCACGGAACGCATTGTAGAACTCACGCACATACAGACCTGCCAGCATGATGCGGAACTTCTGGAACTGCCCGATGACACGGCCAAGCGTACCGCGCAGGAACACGGGGGCATTCTCCATGGAGTAGTTACCATGGGTGTCGGTGATCAACCGCATGGCTGCGTTGGCCGCAGCGAACTGACGCTCCGTCATGGGCGACATGTCAGGGTGCGCCTTGCGGAAGTCCTTCACATAGGACCGGTATGCGTCGGCGTCGTAGGTCGGCGGCGTACCGCGAGCGCTGCTCAGTTCCAGATCGTACATAGCGATGCCAGCGGACAGACGGTTGATTGCTTCGATCTTGCGGGTCAGACCACGGATACGGTCCATCACACGCTTGAACGTGTTGGAGATAAAACCATCGCCGTCCGAGGTGATGAGGCCCATTTCCTTGTTGATACCCACATCGAGTTCGCCCGACTCAGCAAGGAACATGGCGAGAGCGCGGTACTTCGGATCGACCTTGTTGATATCAAGCTGTTCCGTCAGGCGACTACCATCCCAAGCCTGCATCACCTGACCATAGCCCGTGCGCAGTGCGCGAAGCGAGTCGGTGTAGCCATGGCGCGCAGCCATCTCAGGCAGTGTGAGCATCAGGTTCTGAAGCCCCTGCTGGATGTAATAGCTAGGTGAGAAGCCCAGCATCCAGACAGATGTGTACGAAGTAAGGGTATCAGCCAGCGTGTTCTGGACCTTGCTCTGAAGCCCATCGACGTAGCGCGCCACGATACCATTGTAGATAGCCTGACGATCCTCGCGGCCACCACCCCTAGCCTTCACTTCGCGGTCCATTTGACGCATCGCGTCGAGGATTTCGCTGTTCTTGTAGACAGCACCAACGAAGTGAGCCGATGCACGACCACGCGACAGGATTGCCTTGACCATATCGAGATCGCCAGAGGCGATGTTCTTCCGGCGTAGCTCACCCTTGCGTGCGCTGCTGGCTGCCATGACCTGAAGCTGTAGCTGAGTAGCCGTCTGCCGAAGCTGACGCGAGAGAGCCGGGTTCAGACCCTCGGCCTCGATAACGCTGTTGAGACGCTGGAAGGCGTACATCATGTCGCGCCCACCAAACATATCGTCACGCGCTTGGTTCTTCAGGAACAACTCGGTGTTATCCGGAGCGCTGCCGTATACCGACTGGATTTCCCGCTGCATCTTGGCAGCCTCGGCACGGGTATCCGCGAAGTCCACATAGTAGTGGCGCTCGTCCTGCTCCAGCTTGTTGATCAGCTTGTAGTCACCGCCCTCCATGGCATCGAGTAGTTCCTGCGAACGCCCGACCACAACCCAGTCACCGTAACGGGTGAGCGGTGCATAGGGGCGTGTCGGTTCGATGTTGAGCAGCGTGCGGAACTGGGTCAGGCTGTTGGCCTTGGCTTCGCGCAGCTTGTTCTTCTCGGCTGCGTCCGGTGCGCCTTCGATCAGGGCATCGTACTCTGTTTCGGTCGCCGTGATCACGGCTTCCTGCATCTGCTTCAGCGAGTTGTAGTTTAGCCGGAAGGCTTCACGCACAGACTTCTGTGCAGCAGGCGACATCGACTGATACCACTGAACGAGGTCGTCATCGAGCGTGATCTTGGTGCCCTTGTCGTCGCCAGTGAAGTAGTCAGGATCAAACGCCCACGACTGCTGCCGGGTCATCGCTTCGATGAGACCATTGACAGTATCAGCGCCGACACCGCGCTCCTTCGCAGGCAGCGCAGCATGATCCTCGGCCCACTTCACGAAGTCCTGCTGTTGACGCTCGACGATGGCACCACGTTCCCGGCTGAGACGTGCAAACCGGCGTGCAGAGTTGATACCCTTACGGACAGCGAGGTCGATAAGCTGGTTCATCAGGCCGAAGCGGGACACAGTCCGAGTACCGATCCCTGCAAACGTATCAGTGATGGTCCTCACAGGGTCCCGAAGCGAGGCGGGTAGGCCGTTCACCAATTCATCTACACGAGCCTGCCGCTCCATAAGCGAGGAGTCTGACGCCATACGCATCAGACCCTTAACCCGGCCAGTACCTTCGATCACACTGTCGTGCGCCATGGCTAGGATAGTTGCCACATCGGCATTGTTGTATGTGATGCTGAACCCGACGCGGCGACCAAACTCGCGGACGAGATTAACGAGGCGCTGCCACAGGGAGGCTTGGAACCGGCCAGACTCCGACGCCATGGCAAGGACTTCTTCCACTGCGAGAGCACCTGCGTCAGGGTTCCCTTTCCATTTACCTGTACGCTTCAGGTATTCGTCAGCCGACTTACGGACTTCCGCATTGGTGCGGTAGATCGCGTTAAGGATCGAGAGCACCCGCGCACCGAAGCGGTCGCGCAGACCACGGTGCCCAAGAATTTCGTGGTAGATGGTGGCCACAACCTCAGAACCAGAGAGGTGGTTGCCTGCAATCACATGGACCGTGTTGGTTTCGGTGTCGTAGAAGCCGAGAACCGTGGGGCCGGAGAGCTGCATACGCAAGCCTTCGGGTACAGACTCGAAGTCTTTCCAGACCTTCGTCTTAGTCTGGGTCTTCCATGCACCAGCGACACGTCTGACCGCAGCTTCGGCTTCAGCCACGGATATGCCATCACCGACAGTGTCACCGATACGTTCTCTGACCATGGCTTTATTCGACGCAGTCATACCGATCAGCGCGCGGCGGATTTCACCCAAGGGCTTGCGCGCAGCGTTCATGTCCTTCAGGACACGGGCCTGAAGCGGCTGAATCTCCTTGGCTTTCAACGCCGCGTCCACGTCGAGGTTCAGGTCGCGGTAGTCTGCGTCGGTGGCGCTCAGGTCCTGAGCGGTCTCGGTAGGTGCCTGTTCGCGGACAACCTCCGTCTCCTTCGCGCGCAGACCATAGGCTTCACCGGGGGCTACCTTCTTGATGGTGCCACCACGAATGAGATAGTCGAGCTGCGCCTTGATGCGATCAGGGGTTGAAGTCTTGCGGTCCACGCCAGCGATGAGCGTGTCGTACTGATCCTGTGAGATGATGTTATTGTCAACGGCGTCGGTAAGTTCCTCCCGCACAGCCGCGTAGTCCAGCTCAGGCTTGCCCTTCTTCAGCGCAGCAGCCTTCGGCGCGGGCGTGGCAGCGACTTTGGGCGCAGCCTTCTTAGCAGCCGCGCGCTTGCTTGCGATTTCGTCCGCGACCAACTCGAACTCGCCTTTGTTCAGTTCAACAAGCAGTTCGATCCGGGCACGACCAGTGATCGTGCCGTCTTTGATAGCAGCGTCGAGTGCAGCCTTGGTGGGCTTGTACTGAGGGTCAGCCTTTACATCTTGAACAGTGACGGTAGGCGCTTTCCGTGGTTCTTGGGTTTTGGTGGTGCGCGTTCTGGCAGGGGCCGGTCGAGCGGCTGGCTTAGTTGCACCTGCTGGAGCAGCTCTGGTTTGTTTGCCTTTAGCCAGCGCACTTGCTTTTGACTCTTTGGCTGCACGCGATGTCCTTTTCTGTGCGTTTTCACGGGCCTTTTGCAACGCGGCCAGAGTAAAGTCGCGTGTCTCGATCTGAGCGACAAGACCTTTACCCCGACTGGCGATTAGCTCGGCAGTAAAATAATCAGCTTCACGTTCTGTTATAATACCTTCGCGTTGTGCCGCACGCACATCTTGAATAACTTCGTCTGTCAGGGACACAGCGGGAGAGATGTCGCCAGTAACCACAACGCGAAGAGGTTCTTTCGGCTTCCGTCTGGCGAATGCCTCAGCTTTGGCAATATCAATCTTGATTTGCTTTAGATCACTGGGACTATAGTTACCGTTAAGTGCGACAATCCACTGGTCGCGGAAGAACGGTCGGAGGGTCGCCCATGAGCGGCGATGCACCCCAGACTTGGTTTTACTCCACTGCGCTTCTGCATCATCTTCGGTGACGCCGTACTGCGGCTCGGGGGTAAGCCGACCTTTGGTACCCATGACATCGAGGAACGGCTGTGACTCAGCCAGACGCTGGTCAAGTGCGCCAACTTCCGGGGTAGGAGGAACCGCACCCTGCGCCTGTTGGAGCGCAGCTTGACGTTGCGCAGATAGTTGCGCCTGTTGTTGCCGTTCTAGGAACTCACGAAGTTGTGCGTTATCAGCCAGCGTACCAGAGGGGGGAGCAGGCTGCGCCATGTAGCGCGGCGCAAGACCGGACTCGAACGGCAGCACACCTTGATTGAGATCAGGAGCAGCAGTCGGAACCTCGCCGGTCACACCTTCAGGCTGGAGCAGAGTTGTCGGTGCAGCCGCAGGGGGCTGCATCATACCACCTAGTTCGCGCACAGTCGTCTGACTGCCGGGGAATACGTCGAGAACACCCTGCGTACCGGGCACAGTGGCCGGGACGAAGCCACGATCAGAGATACCCACGACCACGTCTTCGGGTGTGGCGGCACGGATGTTACCATCTTCATCCACCACGAAGTCAGGCTGACCTTGCACCTGAAGGACAGCACCCGGAGGTGGCAGCATGAGCTGCTGCTGAGGGCCAGAGACAAGACCACTGATGTCAGTGCGCGGTGTGTAAGGTGTACCCTCGACCTGCTCGACAGCAGGACCGAGCGCAGTACCTGCGACCCTCGGAGGAACAACAGCGGGAAGTTGGTTCGCGCGGTTCCGCAAGGTCAGTACAGACGGGCCACCGCCATACGGCTCGCCAACAAGCACGCCTTCGGTGCTGCCACTCAACAGGTCAGCCGGTTCCTTACCACCCAAGTTGAACACTGCGCCAACGGGTCCACCGAGTGCAGCGCCAGCAGCAAAGGAGTCGATAAGGCGCGTAACATTTTCGGGTTTGCTAAAGTCCTGTCCGGTCAGGCCGAGAAGTAGAGCTTCCTGACCCGCTTCCGTGGTACCTTCAGCCACACCACCAATTGCACCGCCGACTGCACCGCGACGGAGGAGTTCAGCGCCTCTACGCTTGAGACTTGCACCAGCGGCGAGTGCTTTGGGCGCACCAAATCCTTTGAGGACACGAGCACCAAGTGCGACTTCTGGGGCAGATTCGAATAGGGCATAGGGAACAGCACCAAGCAGGGCTGAAACCCGTGCCTGCGCATCGTTAGCATCGGCACCCTGATCACGGAACTCACCGTAGATATCCGCTGCACCAGTGGCGTAGTTCGATCCCAGCGATGCGGCAATAGCACCACCAGCGGCGTAACGCACCAGCTTCTGCTCGGCTGCGTCCAGAGCAATACCCTCTGCTCTTTTCCTAAGCGTTTGGCGCAGCGCGACACCAGCGCCGACACGGGCAACAGTACTACCAGCAATGGCACCGAGACCACCGGTCAGGACACCTTCGAGCAGCATGGGTGATTGCTCACCGAGGTTGGCAACGAACCACTCAATAGCGTCACCGCCGCCTTGGATATCCGAGAAGCGCCGACTGTATGGCTCAGTGCGCCGCAGGTCCTCGACCTGCTGCCTGACGATATCACCACCAAACTTCTCAGCGCCAGCGAGCTGAAGGCCACGACCAATCAGAAGCTGCGTCGTGTCGATGCCGCGACCGAACCCCTTGGCGAAGAGTGTGCCGAGGCCGGGGTTCTTGATCCCCTGCAAGTACCCGGCGTAGCTCTGCGGATCGACAGGAACCCAGTCACCGCCCTGCGGCGCAGCAGTACCCGGCTGCCCAAGCAGCGCTTCGCTCTCCAGTGCGCTCTGCGCATCGTCCTGCGAGAACATCCGACCTTGCACAAAGAACTGCTTGGTCGAGGGACTGAAGGCGATGGACGGAGCAGACTGCGGCGCTACCTGCGGAGCACGCATCGGAACTTGTTGAAGCGCCTGCTCGCCAATGACAGCGATATCAGCCAGCGACTGCTGGAGAAACGCGGAGCCAGACCCGGACCCAGCAGGGGAGATCGGGGCGGGTACCAACGGATCGAGTGGGTTACCGAACTCCAGACCTGCCTGAGCCATATAAACTGTTTCCTGTTAACCGCTGGCCCCAACGGGGACCAACCTTGCTGACGGTTGTGTCACCAGACCGGCAGCCGCGCCGGGAACCTGTTCGCCACCGGGGTCAATCTTATAGAGCAGGCCGTCCTTTTGCAAATAGACGTTGTCGCCCTGCGCTGTGATCTTACCGCCAGCGTTCTCTGCAATAGTCTTGGCGAGCTGGACCTTACCGTCGATCAGGGCCTTCTGGATACTAGCAGCAGCCTCCAATATCTTTTCCTCGGCGGTCTCTTGTCGCCTGAGTTCGGACTTGAAGTTCTCCATACTGATCTCGGAACTCAGCTTAGTGCGGTCTGTCCTGTACTGTGCGTCAATGCCAGTACGGACTGCGGTCACCAGATCGCTAGTATCCATCCCAGACTGCACAACTTTGCCACCCACGACGACGTTAAACTTACCATCAGAGCGAGGTTGGAACTGCACCGGAGACCCGAGGTACGCAGAGTATACCGACTCAAGGCGGCGAGGGTCCCTAAGCGCAGAGATTTCCTGAATACCCTGCATCCCCTGAAGGTAGAGTAGGTTGCTGTCAGTCTCCATGAGCTTGAACCGCAGGTTCAAGAACTGGTCCACCATACCGTTCTGCTGGTAGATAGTCGCAATACGCGCGATCTCCTGACGGTTGCGCAGCGCAAGCGCTAGATCGCTACCGATGGCACCTTCCTTGGCAAGGTAGAAGTCCGAGTTCTTGAGCTGTGGGACAGGGGCGGCAGATGTCGCTATTTCCTGTGTGGTGCCACCGCCACTGAACACAGCCCACGTACTGGCAAGCTGCGCTTGGTTCCCCCGAACCCTATTGTAAAGGGTCTCCGCGATGCGGTCTTGGTTTTGCGGTGTGAACGGAGCATTCATCCACGCTTCGCCAAGTGCGAGCTTGGCGTTCTCGGCAAGTGTGCGGGACTCAAACTGGTACGCACCCACACCTGTAGAGCCGGGGTCAGGCTTTGTCCACTGCCCGGTCCTGTTACGATACCCCTTGGTAGCTGCGCGCATAGGTCCGCGTTGGAAGTCAAGCACTTCCTTGATCGTCATAGATGTCAGCGGCTTAGGCGGCTGCGGAACACCGGCAGCGTTGCGTCCATCGGGGGTGTTGTATGCCAACGCGCTGTAGCCACCGAGCGCAGCGGGACCCTCACGCCCGACAATGCGCTGCTTGACCTGCGCGAATGGGATGTTCGCAAACGATCCACTGGTGCCAGCGGGGGGAGGCGCTACACCAACCTGCTCAGTCTGCTGCGTAGGCCCGGACTCCGCGCCTTGCATAATCTGCTGCCAAGCGGGGAGGTTCCGAGACTCTGCCAAGAACGCAGGTTCTTCACGCACCCCGGCAGGGGCACGCCGAGACCGGGCCTCGGTGACCCGCTGGTTGGTTTGGTTCAGCGCATTGAAGAAGACGACCGGCTTCTTCTGCGCGACTGCCAGCATCTCAGGGTTGCGGCGGAAGTAGTCCATAGCGTCATTGGTATTATACCAGTTTGACGCAGCTTGCTGCGCCTCCATTGCGCGCTTCTGGTCTTGGGGCACGAAATACTTGGTAACGCCGCCGATAAGCGAATAATTTTTCTTAGAGATTTCACTGAGTATGAATCTGAGGGCATTATTATTGCGTGTTGTGGTTAGCAGTTGGGCCGCGCTTGACGCATTAGGGTCAACGCGCTCGAACCCTCCGACGCCAGCGGTATCGAGCCGGTCAGGACGTGACGTATTCCACGGTTGTACGTCGACCCCGTCGATCTTCAACGCGTTATAGCGAACCCAGCCCGGCGTAGGCGCTGCGCTCGGCGGGGGAGGTGGAGCCGTAATGCTCGCAGGAGGAGGCGTAATCTCCGCAGAGGTAGGCTCGGGAGCGCTGATCTGCTCCATTAGTATAGGCGCGCCAAGCTGGGGCATACTCAGCGGGTCAAGCTGAGGTAGCATCTTGAGGTCCCGGCGAACAGCAGCCTCGCGGGCTAGTGCGTCCTGTGCGGCAATAGCTTGCTGTTCCTGAAGGCGGCGCACCGCACTATTAGTGCGGTACTGTTCTACACCTTCACCAATCCGGCCAGCAGTAGCAAGAAATGAGCCGATGGACATACATATACCTCAGAAATTTAGAATATGTCAGGGTTCTGCGAAATTGCATATGCTGCGTCTGGAGTCATCTGTGCAAGGGTTGGGCGCTGCCCCAGAGCTTGACCGAACAGCGCGCTAAGACCTGCGATCTCATCACTACGCCGCTTGTCCGCTGCGGTACTAGCGTTAAGCGCGGACGATGAATCAGTCATCGGGTAGCTAGTCGGGATCGCGCTGATACCTGCCTGACGTACCTGAGTGCGCGCATCAACCCCGGTACCATAACCCCGCTGAAACGCAGTGCCAGCATTGCGGGCAGTGCCGAGGCGCATACGACGGCGTTCGGCGGCGAGCCGTTCACCCGTGAGACCACGGGTAGCATCTTTAGTTTCGATACCACCCTTGATCATGGCAGCTTCAGCGGCCTGACGGCCCATGTACTCAGGATCATAGTACGCCGCATCACCGATCAGCTTGTTGGCTTCATCCAGACGCTGCTGCGTCAGAGCCGCGTTAACCTGCTGCGCCCGCATGAGTTCGGCTTCCTGAGCCTTGGCCATCGCACCACCGGGATTACCGACGAGGCCAGCGGCGAGAAGGTTCGGAGCAACTGCACCGAGGTTGAGACCCCCACCGGAGCCAATACCTATAGAACCAAGGGCACCACCGAGACCCCGCGTCATGTTGTTAATGCCGCCGCCTAGGGTCCCAACTGGATTGCTTGCGAAGTTGGACAGCGTACCGCCGAGCGTTGCAGGCGCGGCAGCAGTGCCGCCGCCTAGTGAAGACATATACTGAGGTGAGAATGCCTCTGTAAAAGCCGACGAAGGGGCACCGGCTACTCCGCCAGCGGCGGGAGCAGTCGCTCCTGCGGTACTGCCTGCGGCACCACCTCCTCCGAATAGTCCGGAACTATTTGCCCCTGATAGACCCCCGGCCATTAGACCAGCCTTCCACCCGACACCGGAGACTTCACCTGCGCCTGCGCCGATACCTGCGGCGACAAGCGTTGTACCAAGCGCGGTACCTAGTCCAATTGACGGGGCAATAGCAGCAGCCAGCGGTGGGGCGAAAACCGCGATAGCAGCCACGACTGCGATCTTGAGGACTGTTTTTACTGTTTTACCCATTTCGATTCCCCAGAGACATTCTGATGTGTGCGCAGGATTTGTCAAAGCCGAACTTGTTTACGTATAGCATAGCCCGTTCGGTTGGGACATAGCTATCGAGAAACTCCACCTCGTTGGCCTTGAGCCAGTCGAGGATAGGACCCCAGAACTGCTGCTTGAACTTGGTCAGCCGCCGCCCTGCCAATGCAATGATGTCGGCGCACTTGCGTCCGTTGGCATCAGAGAACTGAATGCCCAAGATCGTGGCGAGATCAGCACCTTCAAACCCAGCGAAGATGACGGCCTCGTCGGCGCAGATTGCGTTGAACACGTACTGCGAATCCATATCGGACGCAGACATGACGTTACCACGCACAGACTTCTCGACAAGCGGCGCGATCTTGGGCCACAATGTGATGGCCCTCTCTTGCGTCAGAAGTTCGATAGTCAGATCGCTCACGCCTTGTCCTTGTACTGCTCGACCAGACGGTCGAAGAACTCCTTACCCTTCATCTGGACGACGTTCTTCGGAATAACGTACTCACCCTCGTGGGCCATGATCGGGACAGGACCGTCAGTTTTACCCTTGACCGTGCCGCCTGCCTTCATCGACTGCATCGGCGCACCGGGCTGCGGAGCGCCAGCGGTGGGCATCATGCTCTGACCGCCTTGCATCATCTGCTGCGCAGACTTGGCGACCGTGAGCAGTGCCACAACCAGACCCTCGTCGTACTGCTGCGGCAGGTCTGCTTCGGTGGCAATACCCTGCTGGATAGCGAACTGCCGAACGTACTGGTACATGTCCGGGTTCTGCGCAGCCACCTGCGTCAACTGAATGATCATGTTCAGTTCCTGAGCCGTGATCTCCCCAGTCTGGAGACCCTCCATCAGGGCTGCCTGAATTTCCTGAGCGACCTGCGGGTTCTGACTGAGCGACTGGTTGAGAAGCTGGTCGCGCTGTGCCGGGTCCATCGGTGCAACAGGTTGTCCTTGCGGACCGGGCATAGGTGCCCCACCGGGACCGATCATGCCGCCTTCTTGGAAGCTGGGCAGCGGCTGCGCCTGCATGGATGGAGCGCCGCCGAGAGCGCCGCCGATAGTGGGCGACGGCATGGCTAGAATGCTGGCCAGCGCAGGCGGAAGGTCCAGCGAGGTCGTGGACGGAACCTGCGGGTTGAGTGCTGTGATTACCGGGTTGTTCATTCTAACCTCGCAACTGGGTAATGAGAGTGTTCAGAGTTGCCCGCAGCGATGCTACATCATTTGCCATCGCTTGTACATTCTTGAGTAGTTCGATGTAATCTTCCATCGCGGGGACGACAGCGCCCTCCAAGTTGACAGCAGCGCCTTGCGCCGTGATCTGTCGCATGGTCTGCTCAGGGGCTTGGATCACTGAGATTGATGCTTTAGTAACAGCACGGCTTGCGCCGTCCTTCTCACCTCGTGAACCCGTCAAAAGCTCGACGTTTTCCTTGATCGCACCAAGCATCTGATATTGCCAACCTGACATCTCAGACTGCGGCGGATTGGGGATAGCAGTAAACCTAGCCATCACGCTTCCTTCAGACTGAGGGGCGTCTCACCCAGATGGATAGCCCGCACTCGCACATCACCCTCAACGCTGACCTCGAACGTATCTGACCGGTACCCGGTGGGTAGGCGGAAGACATTCATATCCTCGACCAGCGTGGTCATCAGCAGTTGCTTGTCCACCCAGAGTTTGAACGTGATGTTATCGACCCCGGCCCATGGAGAAGTGTCATCCTGCCACTGCTGACTGGCGGCGTCCCATGTGGTAGTTGCCTCTGCGTAATCTGCGATAACGCGGGCCGCACCGAGGTTGATCATGTCCGTGGTCTTGATGACCTTGGACTTCCATTCCTGCGTCAGCGCTGGTTGGTTTAGATTATCCCACTCGTACACATCGCCGTTGGTGCCGGTCACGCAGTATAGACGCCCCTCAACAGGGTCGTACCACGACGCGGTGTAGGTGAAGTCGAGATCGACAAACTGCCCACCAATGGTCTTGTCAGGCTCAAAGGCAAACCCACCAGTGGAGTGCGAGGCCAAATAGGCATCACCATAGAACTCACCCACAATGGTGCTCGGGTCCAGTGACACCGCCCATGTGTCGTTGTTGAAGTTCGCGCGGGTGATGATGTTCGGGCCACCAGCGGGCGAGAAAACGGCCAGACCGTCGTGGGTGGGATAGACCACCCCGTAGTTCATCGCGACGATGCCCTTGCGGCTAAGGCAGGGATAGAGCGCATCGACGCGCTGGATGCTCATACCCGAGGCCGGATCACTGCCAGACACGAGGTAGGGATACCCCTTGGTCGCAACCAAGATCGCGCCGTTGATCGGGGTCAGACCGACGATATCATACTCAAAGGTGATCGTGTAGGCGATGGGCCATGCGTGCGGCACCGCAGGCTCAGAGAGGTACAGCTTGTTACCCACGAAGCCAGCGAGGATGTTGTTCTGCGCTGCGGTCAACCCTTGGAGATCGTCAGGCGGCGCATCGTATTCATCACTGGCAAGGATATCCGACAGGTTGAGCGGGTCGAAATCGTCGGTGAAGTTGTAGGTAGCGTCACCCCAGTAGCGGGCAGCCGTCGTCGGCGGGTTCTCAGACACGTCGTGGTAGAGCGTGCCTGCTACAACAGAGGTCGAAGCTACATCCACATCGGTCTGCGCATACGTGAACGTATAGTCATCAGGGATATCGACAACGACACCGCCTGTAATGTTGAACGTAGCATCCGTGCAGCCGCTGATCTTGAACCTGTCGTCGATACCGAGGTTGTGTGGGAAAGCGAGCGTGACCCGAGATACGTTGCTGGTGCGGCTGACCGTAGCCAGAGCCGTGGGGAACCACAGGGTCTTGAGGCGGAAGTACTCCGTGCCCCCCGACGTAGCCAGTGTGCGGTACAGACGGACGCCACGGACAAAGTTATTACCCGCAGGCTTGGCCGTCGGCAGGTTGCTGACCGTGATGGTGACACCCTCTTTGACAAACACGTCAGTGGTCGGATCAGACGCAATGCTCTCCTCCTCCCATGGGGTGTACCACGTATAGACATACGAGCGCGACTGCGTTGGACCGCCGAGGTCGATCTTACCCCCAGCGTATGCAGTCGCCGCGATCTGCGGGCCGGGGCTGAAGTACTCGATGGTCGTCGAGTTGATCACAGTAGCCTGCGTGCCGGTCACATTGAACGACTGAAGCGAGAGCCGCACGGTACCAGACGCAGTCGGCGCAATCGGCACACTCACGTCGAAGGTGTTGGGTCCGGTCACCGTAGCAGTGTAAACACCGTCGATGGCGTCACCCGAGGTGAAGTCCAGAACCACCTGCGGCGTACCGGTCATACCATGATTTGCTATGGTACATGTAACCGTGGTGCCTGCGTATGAGTAGCTCCCGTTCAGATAGCTGAACCCGGTAACCGTGATGTAAGCCCCTTCCTTCAGTCCGTGCGCGGCGGCAGTCGTCAGGCGAGCAGTGTTGTTATTGTCACGGGCGTAGGTCGCGGTCGTCGCCGTCGTGAACGGCACAACCGTAACTGTGGGCTTGGTCGTAGGCAGCGGCAAGCCGAGATCATAGGAGGTCGCCGGGTACGGAGCCGCACCAGTGAAAGCCAGCGAGTAGTTGCTGACCTTGGGTACCCCATCGCCCGTGTAGTAGAACCGCTGGTCAGTGATGTCGGAGGATGTGACGACCGCAATGTCTACGTCCGATGTCCACGCCAACCACTGGTTGTCCCCAAGGGGGTCCTTCAGCGCGTACAGTGTCTTGATGGTGCCAGTGCGTCCGGTGTTACCGACGATAGTGGGATAGGGGTACGGGATGAGATCGCCAGAGTATAGCTTCGTGTTGCGCGCGATCTGACCGGCTGTCTCCGGCAGAAGCTCCGGAGAAACCTTGGGTGCTACACCGTAGAAGGTCGTGATCTTGACGCCAGCCATGCTGCTACCTTACCCTACTTTGCCCCGGCAGGGCAGTCGTTTTCGCAGAGACATACATACTGGCTGTTGTGCTTTTCGATCTGGCTGACTGTTTCCGCCGTATCAGCCTTGCCATCATAAGAGATCGCGCGGGCAATACGGCAGTACTCACTTGGGGTCACGACTCCGGTCGAACCTGCTACGCAGGCGCTCGTCGCGCTCAGGATCAGGGATAGCGACAGCAGCTTCACCCAGTTCGACTTGGCGATTGATGGCATCGTTCATCTCCTTGATGGTTTCCTGACGCCCCTCTTGCCTCAGCTTTGCAGTTTCCTGCGCGCTGAAGAACCGCTCGATGAGTGCCATGAGGAGCGTCAGGAACTTGATCACGCGCGGTCTTCCGACATCAGGACGGCAACGAAGCCAGCGACGGCAGCCACGAGTGTGGTGACTGCTGAGTACAGAGGCATAGACACACCCAGCGCGAGAGCGATGCCTGAGAACCCGGCGTAGGTGGAGGGTTCCTTGAGGCGGTTGATGAGTACTTCGTACATAGTCAGTCTCCTGTTTCAGCGAGCCAGCTATCGACATCGAAGCTGGGGCACGCCTTCTTGACTCCCGGCCAATCACGGTGACCGCGAATAAGCAGAACCGGGTACCGCTCCTTGTACGTCCGGATGAGCGTCAGGAGCGATTTCTTTTGCGCAGGGGTGCGCGTATCCTTCGGGTTCATGTTTTTGTCCACACCGCCAATGTAGCAGATGCCGATGTTCCCGGTGTTAGCGCCTCCGACGTGAGCACCTTTCTGGTCATCGCGGAGTGTGCGGTGCATCGAACCATCGAGTTCAATTACCCAGTGGTAGGAAGTCTGACCGAACTTGGCCTGATCCCACTGGGTGATCTGCTCGTGCGATACATGCCGCCCCTCGGGTGTAGCTGCGCAATGCACGGTGAGGAACTTAACAGGTCCGAGTGCGGGCATGACGGTCTTACTTCCCTTTACCCTTGGCCATGCACTTACCCATGGCCTTGCACTTGGCAGGGTTCGGGCACTTGGCGCAAGGCTTGAACACCATACCGCCCTTCTTATAGGGCATCGGCTTTTTGTTCATCATCTCACTTCTCCTTATGAGTTGAGTGTGATCACCGCGTTATACCGCCAGCGCCGCGATGATCTGACGTACCACAGGCACATTGCCATGCCACGCAACGATAGTCGTAGCATTGTTTGCGACCTTAACACCCATGGTGCGATCCTATTATGTAGTTGCGGGTGAGGGCGGTCATCTTAGAACCCCGACGAAAACGAAACCTGCCGCCACTTGGACAGCGACCAGACGAATTTCCAGATCGAATAACTGCCTGCCGCAGCAGCGATGGCAGTTGTTGTTCCAAAGTCGCTGTCCCATGTCACCGTGCGCCCACCTGTGCCATCCTGTTGCAAGATGACCGTGATTTCGTTGGCGAAGGTGTTTGTGCCTGCCGTCAGCGCGGCGCGGTTAGTAGGGTTGTTGATCGTGATGTTGCCGGTGAGCGCCTGCACCTGAATCACGCTGCCCGTATCAAGATCAGGCGTGATTGAGGCGAAATAACCATACAGGCGGAACAGCGGCGCAAACTGCGTTGGCGAGACGGTCTCGCCGATGAACGTCGCCTTGAACGACCCCGAGACCGCATCCGCGTCTTGCGGACCCGCGCCAATCAGCACCATGCCGCCCGTGCCGCTGCCGTACAATCCGAACTTGACGAACTGCCCGCCCGTAGTGACGCCACCGTTGACGATGATGTCACGCGCGCCGGGGAAAGCCTCTAGGGCATAGCGGGCGTTGCCTTCGGTGACGCTGACAGCCTTGAGGTCGTGAACCGAAGCCGAGCCAGCTACGTACAAGCAAGCCTTGCCGGTAGGCCCGGCAGTGAGGTCCGACGCCATCCACGCCGCTTCGATATGCGGCCCATACACGCCGACGCCCTGCGCATTACCAAACACCGCGCCGTAACGGAGTGCCTGCAGGTACGTGCCGCCGAAAATGTTGAAGTCCTGCACCGGGCTTTCAGCAAGGAAATTGTTAATACCCCCACGGATCACACCGCCAATCACATCGACTGAAGAAATGATGCCTGATTCGTTTTTGAGGTGGATGGGAAACGCCACGAAACTCAGCGTCAATTCACGGCTTGCGACCGTTGACGTGTCGCTGATCGGATAGGTCCCGATACCCCCCGGCGTGCCGGAAAGCTGCGCACCATTAATCCGCGCATCGTTGATGCCGCCAATCGACATGCCTTGCTGGATGGTGTTCGTGCCCGCAGCCGTGACCGTGAGAACGCCCGCAGCCGCAGATGCGGTGATGTTGACCGGCTGCGCTAGTGACGTGGACGTAAGGTCGTGGCCGTTGATCGTGCATTCAAACACGTTGCCGATAAGCCGGATGCCATCGCCGATAAAGTTTGCCATCCGCACGCGGTTAAGCGAAAACCCGCGAATGAACTGTGTCGTTGAATTGGCCGTCAATGTCAGGGTATCGGTGCCGCCTTCAAGGAACAGGTCATTGATTGACCAGCGTTTGAGGTCGCCGCCCGCGCTGGTCGTGATGCGAATGCCGCGATTGGTGCTATCGCCAAACACAATCCGCGCGCCGTATGCTTGGATATGCACGTTCTCGATGGACGAAGCGATGGTGACGGAAAGGTTTCCGTTGCAGATATACGATCCGGGTGGAAACGTCAGCGTGCGGTTGTTTCCGCCAAATACCCATGTGAACGCCGTTTGCAGCGCGGTGGCATCGTTGGTCGCACCGTCGCCTACCGCGCCAAAGTCCTTAACCGACTGCGTCTCAGCGAGCTTTCCAGAAACAGTGCGTGCCACCGAACTTGCGACCGGCGAAAGGGAGCCTACCAGCGCAGCGCCGCCGCTGGCAGCAAGAGCTACAGACTTTGCTGCCTCACTATCCAACTCTGCGATAGCCGCCTGCACGTTGGCAGCCGAGATACCTCCGGTCGGAAGGTAGCCCACCAGCGACGCGCCGCCGCTGGCAGCAAGAGTCGCAGACTTTGCTGCCTCACTATCCAACTCTGCGATAGCCGCCTGCACGTTGGCAGCCGAGATACCTCCGGTCGGAGCGAACGTAATCTCGCTGGCCTGATCGTGTTCTGCGATCATGTCGGTGATCGACGCCGCAGTGATGCGTAGTTCGATGCGTGAGCCAGCGGCGAAGCTCTGCGCGAGGGTTCCTTCCTGCGAGCGCACAATAGTCATCGCATCACTGGCCCGTGCCGTGACCTTTACAATCTCTCGGGTTCCGTCTGTGCTAACCAGCGTAGCGTAGAAGTAGTCGCTTGCCCCAAGGATAGGGAACAGCACACCCGTACCCGCAGCAACTGTAACCCCTGTATCGGAGCTAGAGATAGCCCCCACGATGGTAGACGTAGCATTGTTTGCGACTTTAACACCCATGATCAGGCTCCAAATGGTTGCATCTTGGCGCGCAAGACGCCACGGGGGTTACCGAGATTAGCGCGGGCGCGCCGCTCCGCGATCTGAAAAACATACTGCTTCGCGTGGTACGCGGCAAGCTCGCGGTCAGTCCAGTGACTGTTGGGTAGCACCAGCAGGTGCTGAAGTGCACCGTGCAGAATGACCTCTTCGAGGTCGTCGAAGATAACCTCATCCATTGCTGCCGAATTGCGCTTGGGCTTGAGCGCCAAGAACATGCGCATCGTGTACGTTGCCTCGGCATCCGGCAGTGGGAGGATGATGTACTTGTCAGGGGTCACCTGACAGATCGAGCGAGGTGTGCTGGCATCAGCAACCACGGAGTCGGGGAGAGCAAATGTACTCCCACCGTTGTACTGTGGGTCGTTGAACTCGTCGGTGTTGAAGCTGCTCGGGTCAGTGAGGCTCCACAGCACGGAGGGGTCTTCGCCTGAATACAGGTCGGCCCACTGCGGGTAGAGCCGCAGGGCATCATCGAGTGTCAGTTTCTCAAGGTGGCTGCCGTTGACGATAGCAGCGAAGATAGCGTGCGCGTCTGTCGCATCCGGTTTGTTGTAGGCGTACTCATGGACACCGGGCAGCAGATCATACAGTGGTACCTGATAACGCCACGCGAGGGTGCGCTCGCAGGTGCGGATCGCCGCATCTCGGATGTACTGGATGATCGTCTGCGTAGGGCAGCCGGGGACACTGGGATTAACCTTGGGGACCAGCGAAGCAAACGTGCGGTTAGCCATCAGATCACCTGCCTCGGGTCCATCCCGCCTTCTTCGGTGTCAGTGATGCTGCGAACCTGAAGGCCCGTAGCAAGGGTCTGAGCAAACGAGTCTTGGAACAGCTTGGCCCGCCCCGAGTTCACATGCTCATTGTCCACCGACTCGGCAAGGAACACCACGCCGTCCACAGCGATGGGGAGGTACGCATCTGGCAGCAACGCAATGGCCTGAGCTATCGTGTAGGCCGGAGGGACCTGCGCGTACTCACCGACAAGCACTACCCCCGTCGAGGGACGAGGATACAGGAAGAACTTGTTGGGGTTACGCACATGGCGCATGAAGTTCACCGGAGTCCCTGCCGCCTCGTTGACCCAGTTGGGATACATCTGGTCGAGGACATCGCGGTTGACCTCAGTGACAGCATCACCGTTCTTGATCTGGAAAATCTCGACCAGCCGCAGCGAGTCGGACGGGCAACTCTGAAGGACCGTGTTCGCCGTAGTGGGGATATCACCAATGAAGGAGAACAAGTCAGGACGCAGCACCGACATACGCTTCAGCGTCTGGTTCACCCAACCAAGCATGAGGGTGTCGCTGTAGCGATACGGTGCGCGTGTGTCCTGAATCAGGTTCCGCGCTTCAGTGATGATATCCGCAGGTGTCATTCAGGCCAACCCTGTGCAGCTTCCGCAGCCAACTCAGGATCAGTATACACTGGTTCTTCGGGGATGTCAGTAGCCAGATCGAGACCCTTGCGCGGCTTACGTCCACGCTTCGGCTGAGTGATCTCGTCGATCTTCTCCGCTACAAACGGAGTGATGAAGCGTTCGGGGTACGCCTCTTGCTCCGAGATGACCTCGCACTCCGGGTGGACTGCCAGCCGTTCGTTGTGCTCGTAGATGAACCCGTCCTTCTTGACGCGGATATATTGGGTGCTCATTTCATCTTCCTCGATTTGCCAGCCTCGCTGAGAGCGATAGCAATGGCCTGCTTGCGGGACTTCACGACAGGTGCCTTCTTCGGACCCTTGGGGTCCTTACCCCCGTGGAGAGTACCACGTTTGAACTCACCCATGACGACAGCCACTTTGTTCTTCGGCATGTCACTTACCCTTTCGCTTACCGGAGGGTGACACCGGCCACGATTGCCGTGCGGGTCCGGTCTTCTTACCACTCATAGTCTTGCGTTCGCTGGCGGTCAACTTCTTGGCAGCAGCCTCGGGTCGACAGGCGGGATAGCTACGTGCCGACTTCTCAGAGCCGGATCGCCCGCAGGCTTTACCGGTCTTCACATCGACCCACTTCTCACCGAACCATTTGCCGAGGCCGCCCTTGCTCATTTCTTCACCCGGTTATCTGGACCCTTCCACCCGCCGCCACGCTTCTTGTACTCCTTGGACGCCCACGCATTGGCGTAAGCGCTAGGGTATACATCGAACTTGGCCTTGGCCTGTGCCTTGACACTGGACCAAAGCGAAGGGTTAGTGGGCTTCGGACTAGCCATCTTGCTTCTTCCCGAACAGGCGCTGTATGGTCTCCGTCTCGTAGATACGGATCGCGGTCCAGATGATAGTGAATACGGCGGCTACCGCCGGGAGCATATCTACTATAGTCCCCAACACTGTTAGTACGGACAGTGCGTCTATAGCATATTTCGCGGTCTCGTCATGGTCTGTCATGTCAGCAGTTCCACGCGCGAAGTGATTTGTTGATCCGGCTGTTCGGGTCGCGCGCCGTTTTCTCAGACGTGAGCTTCTTCTTCATGCCCTCCATCCGCGCACAGAATGACTTCTTGCGCGGGCCACCTTCAGGCTGCGGGGGCTTCAGACCGGGCTTGCCGGGGTTGGCCTTGTTGTAGGAGGCACGACCTTTGGCGTTGAGACCGCCCTTCTCAGACTTGCCTTCCGCTCTTTGCCATGCCGGTGTCTTAGCCATCACCGATTCCTATAGCCACCGTAGCCGGTACCGGTACGGTTGATGAGCTTGGACTCCTTGGCTTCCTCGCGCTGCGTGCGGTTGCCGCGTGCGACGGCCTTCGCGGGATCAAGGATCGCCTTGGCCGCAGGAGTGTTCTGCGCCTTCGCCATGTCACGAGCCGTGGTAGCCTTGCGGGCTGCCTCAAGATCAATACGGATGGGGTACTGGGGCATGGTTAATTCCTTTATCGTTATGCGATTCTTTGCGCGACAACAATAGCCGGAGGAGTAGCCGGAATAGCCGGGGTCACACCGGGATTAGCGGCAACCGCCGCGCGATAATGCAACGTGACGCTGGTATTCTGCGGGTACCAATATATTTCGATGTACTGCCCAGCGGTCACAGTTTCAAAAATCTCGTAGGCGACCAGATTAGTGCCGCCATCTCCGGCTTTAGGGACCACTATACGCCCATTGGTGTTAGCGATGTTGGTACCGTTTTTGGCGAACCAGATATCCACGTACCTATCGGATGCCCCGGAGTTATCAAACTGGAGGCTGGCGTTGATCCGGTAGGTGCCTGCCGCAGCAAATGTAATGCGGCTATTGCTGACCACCGTGATACCAGCGCCAGCGACCAAAGCAGTAGCAAACTCAACCGCAGTAGCCGCTGTCGTACTGCCAGTTTGGTTTACCGTATCTGCGTCGTAGAACGATGCGTATGCCCGATCTGTAATCGCGTTGAACGGGAGAGTAACTCCCGAGATCGCGCCGCCTGTGATCGAGACACTGTTCGAGTTCTGGGTGGCCATGGTGCCGAGGCCGAAATTGGTCCGGGCAGTCGCGGCATCCGACGCTCCTGTGCCGCCATCTGCGACAGCGAGATCAGTGATACCCGTGATCGTCCCGCCCGTAATGGCAGCCTTGGCGATGCTTACCGAACCAGTGCCGTTGGGGGAAAGTACGAGGCTACCGTTGGCGTTCAGCGTCGAGATTGTGTTCCCGGCGAACTGGATGTTGCCCACCGAAGCAGACACAGTGCCTAGCTTCATAGCCGTGGCAACGCCTGTGCCGCTGTAGACCGTCTGCTCGGTCGCAGTAGGACCGCCGCTGATGTGCAGCAACTGACTGTACGTGCTGTTGATCGCTGATCCGGTCAGGTTGGTAGGCATGGAAACTTCCTATGTTGATGGGGGCACGAGGCCCCCATCGTATTAGACCGTCGCGCTGAACGGTGTAGCTTCAGCACCAGTGGCGATGATGTTGCCATTCACCGCATACAGGTTGGTCCCAACGTCGATCAGTGTCAGGATGCCGCCAGCGAGACCGCCAGTGGTAGTGCCGTTCATCGTGATCGTGTCGCTGGTCGTGGTCGTACTGAACTCAGTGCCGGTGCCAGCGGCCTGATCGGTCACGTAGATCGAACCCGACATCACGTCAGTGGCGTCGGCCACCTTGATGACATTGTTGTTCGATGTGACCGCCGTACCCGTAGTGAACCGGAACACGGCACCTGAACCGACAGCAGCCGGAAGGGTAACCGTGACGCCAGCCGCACGACCAAGGACGATGACCTTCTGGTCGTGGTCTGTAACCGTGACCGCCAGAGTGGCGGCAGAAGCCGCCACAAGGCGAGTTGACGTATCGGCAGCAGCATTGATTTCGGCAGCAGTTGCCAGAAGAGTAGTGCCGCCAACGGACGGAGTAACGAGGTTGAGGCTGTACGCGGTACCGCCCTGAATCGTTACATTGTCCTGCGTAATACCGCGATAGACACCCATATTAACCTCCTAAGAAGGAGGGACTGCCTTCCGACTGGGAACACCCAATCCTGCCAGCAGTCCCAAACCGATTAGCCGCAGTCCGCGACGATGGCCCACGCCTTCACAACAGCATTGGTCGGAACCGCCGTGTTGAGGAGGATGTCGATGGTATCCGCCGTCTTGATAATCGTCGGGTTGGCAAGGTTGTCCGAGTCCATCGCTACTGCGTTCGACGCACCGTCGTCAACATAGACGTTAGCAGCGGCGGGCGAACCACCGGTATAGCCAAAGTCGAAGGTCGCCGTGGTGTTGACCGTTTCCGCCGTGACGATGTTAAGGCCAGCGGCGAGGACAACCGAGTACGCAGGGAGCTGAATGACCTGAAGCGTATCGGTAGCAGCCAGTGCGGTGGCACCGGCAGCAGCACGAGCAGCGATGATGGTAGCGAAATTGAGTTCGACCTCAATCTTGCAGACCGGGGGGTTGTTGGCCGGGTACGCAGCGGTACCCTTATTGAAGCCAAGCGTATCAGTGTAGGCAGCCATGGTAGTAACCTTTCAAGCTAGACAGGGGGCCGAAGCCCCCCATCATCAGAACTGGACGACAGCAGTCGAGAGCGCTTCACCCTTGATGACCTTGTAGCCATAGACCTGAAGACCACGAATGATGTTACCGAAGGTCGTTTCCGACCGGATGGTTTCCATGTTCGTCATCTGCGAGGCGAAGGTGAAGCCCATCTTGTGGCCCGAGATCAGGTTGTACTTACCCGACGAGACCAACAGGTTGTGGCTGACGTAGATCGTGAAGCGGTCTACCATGCCAAGGCGTCCGTTGCGGAGCACCGACATGCTATCACCGGTCAGCGAGGCGTCCTTCAGTTCCGACTTCTTGATCAGACCTGCCATCTTGGCGGGGATGACGAGAAAGCGGTCGCCTTCCGGGGCGTTTGCTTCGTCAAGTACGGTGCCCATATCGACGATCAGGTCGATCACCGAGGTGGTGCCGCCAGCGCCGTCCTTGGTCACGGTGAGCGGAGCGCCCGTGGTGCCGAGGTTGAACGAAGCCGACTGCTCACCGGCAGTAGCGCCCTTGTTGGTTGCGGCAATACCCGGCAGGATGTCGGTCAGCACGCGCTGGTCGATCTTGATCTTCATACGCTCGGAAGCGTCCTTCGACCAAGTGTCCATCAGGTTGATGTCCGACTGAACCTTGTCCACGTCGTCCTCGACGCAGGCAAAGTACTCACCCTTGTCGATCACAAGCTGAATTTTTGGCTTGTCGGGGTTCTCAACCGTCAGCGACTGACCCTTGACGTAGTCGCGGATGGTGATTTCCGGGGTCGTGCGGATGTTGACGGTGTCACCGTACTGGCGGATTTCACCTTCATAGTCGGTGTTCGAGATCGCTGCGAGCACGGTGGCATCGTAGAAGTTCTCGATCAGCTTACCCGACCAGATTTCGGGGATGAAGTTACCCGAGTAGTTCGGGTTACCGGGAGAGACGGGATACGACATATGCTAGTCCTTCTAATCAAGCGTTCACAACAATGCGACCTTCGCGTTGCGCCGCAAAGATATCGCGTTCGATACGATCCCGCTCCGGTTCACGACCCTTGTACTTACCCGACCGAACTTCATCGAAGAACTTCTTGATGTCATTCGGGGAGTATGTCTTGGGCTGCTTAGACGCCGATGACGCAACGCCGCGAGAGCGACCCGGTGTCACCTGCTTCTCAAGCTCGTTAGAGATAGCGGGAAATGATTGAGCAACAGAGGCTTGTCCAGTAGACTCAAGCCAAGTTTGGAAGAACGCGCTAACCCGATGAGCATCGAGCGAACGCTGGGCTTCTTCGAGGTACGTCTGACGGGCTACGCCAGTCAGAGGGTCAACGTCGAGCAACCAAGTCTGGAAGCCGTCCTTATCGTTGACCTCACGCCAATTCGGAACATACGCCGTCAGATCGGACCAGAACTGCTGCTCTGCCGAGACCTGCTGCCGCTGTGCGACAGCCTGTACCTGCGGGACAACATTGGCCTGCATCTGCTGGAGTAGACCTTCGATGTGAGCAAGGCGTTGCGCCACGGGGATAAGCTCCTCGCGGCTGACCTTGCGCATCACGTCAATCGACTCGCCGTACTCGTCGGCCTCCTGATCAGACACAAGCCGCTGGGGCTGTTCCTGCGTCTGTTCGGTGCGGCGCTGAGTGGCAGGCTGCTGTGCTGACAGTGATGCCAGCAACTGCTCCATCTGCGTTACGCGCTGTTCCAGTTCGGTCTTCTGCCGAACCGTGGCGTTGTACGAACCCTGAAGGGATCGCCACCTCTGAGCATAAGTCTCAGAGTTCTCGTCTTCCGTGTTTGCTGTGCCGGTAGTGTGCTCGTCTCCCGACACCTGAGCAGCATTATCGTTCACACTCGCGTCAGCCACGCGCACATCATAGGCAGAGTCAACGGTTTCAGCCCCGGCCTCAGCGTTTCCGCTTGTGTCGGGATCACCATTGAGCTGCTTGTATAGCTCCTGCACGGCTTCGGACTGCTTACGAACTTGCTCTGGAATTGCCATGTTAATTGCTCCAATCTGTGAGCTTGATTAGTCGGCTCATATATCA